CACTATCATTAAGGATAACTACATCATCACCAAGGACAAAAAAGTCATTGCTGAAACTATTATCATTAAGATAATAGAGTAGAAGTCCATGAGTGAGAGCAAAGGAACCAAACGATGGGTATAGACCCAAAGGTTGACCCTTTGTCCACTTGATAGTTGTATCTTGGAAAATCCAATCAGATTTTGATATGTCCTCAAAAAGGTCGATATACTGACCAGAGTTCACAAAAATAGATCTGAGCACTTCCAGTTGCAATGACAAAGGAAAATAGTCAGTTGCTCCTGATAAGTCGATACAATGGCAACGTTCACCGTTCTGCAAGTGTTGTTGAATCACAGGAAAAGCTTTTGCTTGATGGTGAGTGCAATCCCATGGTAACTCAGAGAGTATATCATAGATAGCATCACCAAGAGGTTTTAAAGCAACTTGGTATATACGATTAGGGTTAGCAACAGCCCTAAGCTTTAAACCAGGTTCTTGGATCAAACCAATTTTTCCAACTGCGTCAATCCCAGTCGGGATAAAAGATAGTTGACCACGAGTTAAAGTATTAAAACCACTAAAAACTTGTGTAAAAATGTCACTATATTTTTCCCTAAGGAAACGACCAGTTTTAGTATTCTCAATGGTTTCCCATTGGAAATACCAATGTGTTTCTTCAGGAGCCGTTTTTCCATTAGATAATGGGACACGTTTTCCTGGACTTGGTGTATAGCTTAAGTAGCTAGGTTGATGGTGTATTACAATCATCGGACCAACTACAGCTTGGGCAGCAAGAACAACACCAGATTTGATATTACTAGAGATAGTAACATCATCGGCTTGCACACCGTCGAGGAACTTTTTCAATTGAGAATCAGAAACCTCATGACGGATGTAACGGGTATATGACCTTAGTAAGGTTGAACATCCGAAGCGATGCTTCTTTGTTAAACCTAATGTGAAGATATGAGAAAGAACCCCTCTGGGTAAACCAGATTTGTTCTTAGCATACCAATCACCAACTAGGGGCTG